TAAAGGTCGTATCACCAACACAGTACGCCGCATTATTCAGGAAGTGTCACGACTCAAGGTACGCGAAGAAATTGCCGAAGAGTTTTACGCATTACCACAACGATATATCACAGGTCTTGCGCAAGGTGCTGAAAAAGACTCAAACCTCGACAGCGCTATCGGTTTAGTATGGGCAATCACTAAAGACGAAGATGGCGACGCGCCAAAGGTCGACCAATTACAGCAAATGAGCATCGATGGTTTCATCGGCGCAAAGAAAGACAAAGCACGCGACTTTTGTGCAGAAACAGCACTCACATTACGCAACCTTGGGTATGAAACTGGCAACCCAACCAGCGCTGAAAGTTTGAGCGCTATGTCTGATGACCTATTGCTCGAGGCAAAGAATAGCCAAAAAGAAATGGGTGAGCAAATCAAACAGCTTGTCACAACCCTATACATGGAAACCCAGCAAATCGATACAGTGCCAACGGCTCTTAAAGAAATTGCACCAGCATGGGAGTCAATTTTTCAAGTCGACATCGGCGCGGCTGGCGACGCTGTATTCAAGCTCAGTCAAGCATTACCAGAGCTTATGGGTACGCCCGAGGTTTACCAGATGCTTGGTATCAATATACGACAGGCTGAAAAACTGATGGCGGCTCGAGCGGCAGCAAAGACTAATGCATTTATGCAATCACAGGGAGGGGCGTAACCGTGGCTTTACAAACACTCGTCACAGTCCAAGAGCTTGAGGCTTTTTGGCGCCCACTCACCGAGCCTGAAAGTTCGCGTGCGACAACCTTGCTATTAGTAGCAAGTAACCGTTTGCGAGGCATGGCTGAAAAAATTGGTATTGATCTCGATGCAAAAGTAAACGCAAGCGAGATATACAAATCAAACGTGCAGTATGTCATCATGGAGGCAGTCAAGCGAGCAATCAGCACGCCAATTGACCAAGCGCCAGTGAACAGCGAGCAAATTACAGCCGGTCCATACTCGCAAAACATTACATTCACGAACCCGAGCGGCGATTTATGGTTTAAAAAATCTGATCTCGCAGAAATTGGGCTGTCGGGCAGTCAATCATTAAATAGTATTTCAACAACTCGAAAGGAGCTGTACTCGTGAGTAAAAAAGTATTTAACATGCAAGGCGGCAAGCACAGTGCAGCCGCATATAGTGAATTAGAAAAGTGGGCGTATGGCTCAGTAGTTGCAAGCGCAACTAGCTTTGTGGTCAGCGCTGGTACTGGCATGAACCTCAACATCTCGACTGGAGCTGGTTTGATTAGCGACACAATCGCTCGCCGTATCGGTACAGATGCGACAGAAACGGCAACCGTGCCAACCGCCAGTGCATCATTTAATCGTATCGATACACTCGTCGCATACATCGATACGGCAGTCACACCGACAACATCTGTCACCGACAATACAAATGACATCCTCAAGTTCGCTGTCGTAGCTGGTACAGCCGCATCAACACCTGTTGCACCAACTGGTGCCGCTATTATTGCCGCTATTGGTGCTGGCAAGCCGTACATGGCACTTTATGATGTCCTAGTGCCTCAAAACGCTACAAACACGAGTGGTATGACACTCACCGATCGTCGTGTCGTATTGGCGACGCCAAACATCCCAGATGCCATCGTAACGACCGCAAAATTGGGCGCACTGGCTGTCACGACAGCAAAGATCGCCGCTGGCGCCGTCACATACGATAAATTGAACCTTGCGGCGATGCCAGCTTTCTTGGCATACCCATCTGGCTCACTGACATTGACTGGTGGAGCTGGTGCAGTCACATTGCCAGCAAATAACGAACTTATTGACCAAGCTGGAAATTATAACCCAGCGACATATGTATTCACCGCGCCAGCAGCGGGTATATACGAGTTTGAGTTGTTTGCGACTGGCTCAAACGCAACAAGCAGCCGTTTGATTTGTGGTATTCAAGTCAATGCAACCCTTTACAACGGTACGCAGCAAACCGACACATACTCAAGTGGTATCTGTACACTCACTGTTGCACTAGCAGCTGGTGGCACAGTTACGCCAAAGGTTTCAGCGAACCCAGCAAACATACCGATCAACACAGGTATCGCCAACACTCGATGGCGCGGCAAGAGGATTGCTTAAACGGTAATTACTATGAAACACAAATTATGTAATAAATCTAACATCAAAAATAGCCACACAGGGGTAGTGTAAAGCTATGAGTGAGATATTTTTCGCCCTCGCCGCTTTTGCACTAGGCTACTTGTGTGGTCTATTTACAAAACATGAAATATGGGTATGGGTGAAAAAACATGGTATCAAAACCAAAAAAAGTAAATAAGCAAAAAATCATCGAGCAACAACAAGAGCGTGTTGATAATTTTGCTCGTATTTTGCAGATAGTCGCTATCATTGGTGTAGTGGCGATTGTTATTGTAGGTCAACTCGTCAAGAGTGATAACCCAATACCAGTATGGATACCAGCAGGTTTGATGGGTGTGGCAATCGGATTAAGCCCAGAACAATTTATCGAGTTAATTAAAGCATTTTTCACAGGACGGAAAAAATAGCCATGAAATTACGAACACCGAACCTATCAGAAACCGCACAAGCTCGTTTGACACGCGTATACGGCATTTTTAGAGCCGTTATGATAAAAGCCATACCTGTAATCATCTTTGCGTTTATATTGTCACAGGTAGCCATACTAATTGACCAAAAAAGCTATCGTGATGCGCCAGCCGACGATTTCTTAAAATACACCGAGTTTAGTGTACAAAACGCTCGAGAAAATGAAGATGTTTATTTCAAAGTGTGTCGAGATCGAGTGAGCAACATTCAATATGATGGTGACTTGAGTATTTATATAATTGCTAATGCTGACAAACCCGATGAGAGCAAAGCTCAAGTTTATAGCCGTGATATTGGTGGCACCATTCAAAACGATTGTGAGAACAAGGTTATACGAGCATCTGATTTCAAACACAATGTAGGCACCTATGAGATGGGCTTTTGTGTACGTTTCAAAGTGAAATATGGTTATGAAAAAGAGCAATGCAAAACCAGCAACCGATACCGTATTTATAGCCAACCACAAGACGTCGATACACGCATACGCGATCTTGAACAGCAACTCGAAAGCGCCAGACAAGAGCGAGCCGATGCAGGTGGCAACATCAATGGCGCACAAGACAATAGCCTAGCAGTGCCGAGAGTGCCAATCAACAATGATACAACCGCTCAAACGCCATCGAACAACGGTGGCAATTCAAACAGTGGCAACAACGGCAATAACGATGGCGGTAGTGGCACTGGAGTTACGCCACCATCATGCAGTGTTAATTTAATATTTGGCATTGGCGTCGGTTGTGGTAGTGACGGCTTAATACGCTTATGATATAATGTTTGCAAACAGAGCTTTCACTTGTGATTGTTGTGTCAGCATCCAAAACGGAGAAAAAATATCGTGGAACCAAACAACGCACAAAACGTATCATTTGGTAAACCAAAAGCCACTGGTGCGCTTTTTTATGCACCAAAGGGTACAACCGTACCAACAAACGCGACTAGCGACCTTGACGCCGCTTTCCGCAACGTAGGTTACATTAGCGAAGATGGACTGGTCAACGCTACTGAAACCGACACCGAGAGTGTAAACGATTGGTCTGGTACTGAGGTACTTTCAGGTCAAACATCGTTTGCCGAAATGTTTACTTTCAACATGCTTGAAATTAACCAAAACTCGATGAAGTTGTATTACGGTGAGGATAACGTCGAAGTTGATGGCGAGGGTAATATCACCGCTATCAAAGTCAAACCAGCTGAACTCGATGAAGTTGTGTTTGTTGCCGAAGTCGTACTCACTGGCGGTCGCATCAAGCGTGTTGTCGTGCCTCATGGTAAGTTTGTTGATCGTAGTGGTGAAATCTCATACGTCAACTCTGAGGCTGTTACATATCCTGTACAACTCAAAGCGTACCCAGACACCGACACCAGCACTCACGCTGAATACTTTGCATCAGTCGCATCGTAGCCGGTCCAAAAAAACTAAACACCCAGCTTGGCACCTTGCTGGGTGTTTTTGTTTGCCTCGCTTATGCTATAATTTGAGTACGCACCGACTCGCCAGCGATACTGGTGTGCGGTTAACAAAATAAGAAATGGAGTAATACCAATATGGCAAAGCCAGACGAAACAGCAACCACCGAAAATGATGAACTGAAACTTATTAAAGTTGAAGATTACGAGTTTTATTGTGATGTCGACTTAATGGATGACGTCGATGCATTAGATATTATTCACCAGATTGAAGATAAATCACGCGTATCAGCAATCGTGCCATTATTGCACCACCTATTGTCTGACGAAGAGTACAACAAGCTCGCGCAGCATTTCATTAAAAAGGATGCCGAAAAGTACAAAGCAAAAAAGGACTATCGCCCACGTTTCCGAGCATCAAAGCTCACAGCCGTATACAACGCAATCATTGCGCAATTTAGCCCAAAAGGTTAGCCCTCGCCAAATTACGCCGACAGTATTTTGACGAAATCGAGGCTGACTTTCACGAATATTACCATTTAGATATTGCGCAATTAAAGTCGGAAAAGGCGGCGCGATTACTATTTCAGTTACCATCGGGTAGCAGGATATATCGACGATTGCAGCCAGCGAATACATGGGGCTGGCAAGAAGTGTTGCAAAACCAAATGGTGTATTTACTTAACGTGATTGCGTGGCAAAGCACCAAAGATGCAGCGCGTAAGATACCGCTAAATGCGCCAAAGCCGTTTGTACCTGAGTTCATGCGCAACGTTCAAGCCGAGCAACAAATGAACAAAGATATTGAGGCTCACGACGTAGACGACATCAAGGCAATACTTGCCAAAAAGCGTGTTTAGTTGTGTTGTAAATAATGACATAAGATTTAACAGGGGTGCGACCCCTGTTATTTTTGCACTCCCCTACCCCACTCAAAACGACTACTCTAACACCTTACAGCCAAAAATCAAGCGACACACGAGGCGAAGAGGGGAGTGTGGTGGTGCTAGTGCTATAATAGAAACAATATGGCAAGTAGTGATGTATCATTTGTACTCGACACAGCGGCAGCCGAAGAGCTGTTAACAAGCATGGCGATGCCAACTGTAAAGACATCAGCCGACGCGATTGTGAACCGCGCAAGGTCCATGGCATCAAGTATGTCGAGCAACCCACCAGAGTTCAGCGTTACAACCGAAGTGGGTACAATCAAGCGTGGTGTGCGTGCCATCGCCACCATTGCAGTACAGGCAACTGACGCCCACCAAAATTACATAGGCTTTATGGCTCTCTCAAAAGCAAAGGATGCTGGGAAAGTCAACTAGCTTATGGTATGATATAAGCAAATAAAGTCACGCCAACAGTTGCGGTAAAACTGGTTATCAAAGAAAGGTAATCAAGCAACCAACATGGCTGGCACAATCGGAACCGCATATTTCAAACTAGCACCGAACATGCAGGGTGTTCAGAGCAAGATTGCGGCTGGAATGAAAGGCGCAGGTGCGCAAGCCACTAAAGATTTGGGTAGTGAAATCGACTCAAACTCTGGTGGTTTTCAAGGCGCGATTGGTCGGCTCGGTGGACTAGCCAAAGCTGGTGGTCTTGCAATTGCTGGTGGTATCGCCGCTGGCGCCGCTGGTATCGCCGCACTGACTGGAAAGATGCTGATGTCGGGTGCAGAGCTTGAACAGCAACTCGGAGGCTCTGAGGCGGTATTTGGCGAGTACGCCACTAACATTCAAAACACAGCATTGACCGCATACAAAAATATGGGTCTGTCGCAAAATGAGTTTTTGCAGGGCGCCAACAAAATGGGGTCACTTTTCCAAGGTGCTGGCTTTGATGTTCAATCATCAATGAAGATGTCGAGCGAGTCAATGCAACGTGCATCTGACATCGCCTCGATCATGGGTATCGACACAACCACCGCGCTCGAGGCGGTCACTGGTATGGCAAAAGGCAACTTTACCATGATGGATAACTTGGGTGTCGCAATGAACGATACCGCGATCGGTGCATACGCGCTATCAAAGGGTATCAACAAGTCGACCGCTCAAATGTCTATTCAGGAAAAGGTCGGACTCGCACAGCAAATGTTCATGGAGAAAACCGCGAAATATGCTGGCAACTATGCTAAAGAAAATGATACACTTGCTGGCTCAATCAATACGACCAAGAAAGCATTTGATGATTTCCTATCAGGTGGCAATACAATCGACGGCTTTATCGAAAGTCTTATCGGCACCATTAAAATCGCCGTACCTCAAATCACCGCTATATTGCCGCAAATTGTCGAGGGTATAGGTCAAGTTGTATCAGCTATCGTACCAGCGCTCGCAGAGGCATTGCCGAAACTATTACCAGCACTTATTACCGCAGCTGTCGGCTTGCTCGATCAGCTCGTCAAGGCATTACCTCAAATCATTGGGGTGCTTGTTGCAGCATTGCCACAATTCATTGAGGGCTTTGTAAAGATATTCATTGGTATCGTACAAGCGTTGCCACAAATTATCACGGTCCTAGTAAATGCAATACCAACCATCATCGATAGCCTCGTGAACGCACTTACAAACCCAGAGGCATTAACAGCCATCATTCTAGGCGCAATACAGCTGTTTCTAGCGCTTTTGCAAGCAATACCAGTCATTATCACGGCTTTAGTCAAAGCGGTGCCTGTAATCATCGAGAACATCATTAAAACGCTAACCAGCCCACAATTTATTGCTGGTCTTATGGGCGCTGGTGTTCAACTCATAAAAGGTTTGATTACAGGTACGCTATCGATGATCGGCGCAATTGGTGGGGCAATTGGTAAAATCATCGGTATCATCGGTGACACGCTCGCACCAAGCAACCTCGCTCGCATTGGTGGCGATATGATTAAAGGTCTTTGGAACGGTATTACCGATCTCACTGGCTGGATAGTCGGCAAGATTAAAGGCTTTGGTGATAGCATACTCGGTGGGATAAAATCATTCTTTGGTATTCACTCGCCATCAACGGTCTTTGCTGGTATCGGGCGTGACCTCGACCGTGGACTCGCAAAAGGTATTACTGACAATGCTGGCTTGGTTGATAAATCAGTCACAGGCATGGCTAACGACGCGCTGAGTGGCATGAAAGCAATAAATGGCTCAATGAGTGCTGGCTTTAATGCAAACGTCACCACGGCGCAAAGCATACAGGCTGGTGAGTATGAGGCGGCACCGAAAGTCGTACAATACATTGATATTAAAAAGATGGCTGAACCTCTTGACGCGAAAGCGGTTGCAAGTGACCTAGGCTTTATGGTCGCAAATGCGTAAAATAGGAATAGGAAATAAAATATGAAAAATACTCAACTTTGGCTCATCGGCGCAACCACACAGATAAACTTACAAAGTCCAATTGACTCGATGTTTTTAAAGCCACCTCTCGAGGGGCTTACTGGCTTACCAGATATACGAGTCGCACAAGGTAACAATGTAGGTAAAGATGGTGGCTGGACTGGCAACCCATTGTTTGAGGCGCGTTTCATATCAGCTGTCGTACAGATTGCAAACCCAAGCGTCGCAATCGTTGAGCAAAAGCGCCGCGAGCTTGCAACACTACTCGCAGAACATAACCTCACTCTCAAGTACGTCACAGAGGGTGGCTCGGTATATACGACAAAGGTGCGCGTATTAGCGGCACCAGCGCCACTCGAGCAACTACTGACGAAAGTAACGTACAAAATAAACCTCAAAGCTGATGACCCATTGCTGTATGACTATGATAGCTCTGGCGGTCCAATCGTTGCGACATTACCAGTATTTCAAGCAAATGGTGGTTTTGAGATACCGTTTGAGTTTCCGCTCATCATCGAGGGTGGTGGCGAATTACAGACAATCGACAACAGCGGCACAAGCACAGTATCACCGATCATTACGCTATATGGTCCATTGCATGACCCAATGATTGTCAACCAGACGACCAACCAGCAAATGCAAATACTCGCAGAGTTAAGCCCGACCGACATACTGGTAATGAATACGGCTCTTGAAACCATCACGCTCAATGGGCTTGATGTCTATTACTTGAAAGCTGAGGGGTCTGACTTTATCCAAATTGGTGCTGGTAACAATTACATGTACTTGCAGAGCGACAACAGCGGTGATGCTGGTTATGCCGAGATACAATATAACTCTGGCTATATAGGTACTTAATCGTGGCTAAATATGAGGTATTAGTTTACAGCAAGGACGGTTTGCCGATGGCAAACATATTCTCTTTGTGTAAAAACTTTAATTGGCAAAAAGTACGCAATGACGCTGGCAGTGTATCGTTTGATTTGAACCTCGAGCAATACGAGTCGTACATTGAAGAGATCGGCTTTGGTGATGACCCATTTGCCTTTTTAGAAACAGGGCGAAACGATATACGAGTTAAGCGCAATGGTCAGTGGTTGCATGGCGTAAACGTCATCAAGTTTGATTACTCGAATGATGAAACAGATGTCACGATGAAAGTGAGCTGTACTGGCTATCTCAACTTTTATAAGAAACAGTATGTCGACATCGATTATGACGATACACCCCAAGAAGATATTATATGGGGCGCCATTGCCGCGTGTAATGCAAAGGCTGGCGGTGATTACGGCATCACTCAAGGTACCCATGTTGGTGCATCAATATTGCGTAGCCGACACCAAGTACGCAAAGAGGTCAAATCATTTATTCAGCAAATGACTCAAGTAATTGGTGGTGTTGATGTTGAGATAACAGCCGACAAAAAATTGAATACATTTATTGCTCAAGGTGCATACCGACCAGATGTGCGACTTGCGTACCCTGGCAATATTTCTGGCTTTGGCTTTAGCCGGTCCGTTGAGAGCGTCGCAAACTTTATATACGGTGTTGGCTCTGGTAACGGTGAGGATGCCATACAAGCTGAGTCTGAGGATGCCGAAAGCGAAAATTACTTATATCGACGCGAGCAAATTGCAAGTTATAACTCTGTCGTCGAAGAGGGTACGTTGCAGCAAAACATTGATGCTCTGAAACATTACACATCGATGCCAATTGAGTTGCCGACCATATCGGTCCAGCCAAACACACTCGATCTTTCAAGCGTGGGTATCGGTGACACTATCTCTGTCGCTCTCACAGGTAATAAGTCACTGGCTCACATCAATGGCTATTTCCGCATTGAAAGCATCTCATGTGCCGTAAATGAGCAAGGCGATGAAATGGTCGATTTGACATTTGATGACATCGACATCAGCGAAATCATTGCGTTGCAAGAGGGGTCATAATGCGACTCGGGCTTATCGGTCAAAGTATCGATGACCAAATCGACGAGTTGCAGCGCGACCTCGAAGAGATTAAATCATTGCAGTTTACGAGCCAAGACTCAGGTATGTTGGCTCATCTTGCTCGTGCGCAATTGCGTGATCAGTATGGCGACATCGTTGAATTATCAGGCGACTTTACACCAGCCACAACATCGCAAATACAGTTGCCAGCAACACCCTCATCGTTTCAGCTCAACACAATTTATGCCGATCAAATATTTGTACCGAAACATGGCAAGCCAGCTGTTGCCATACCATTGCTTAAATTAAAAGCCACTGGTGCTGGTGGTATACACGGCGAGAGCGAGCTTTTTGTCAGCGCTCAATGGGGTGTCACTATGAAGATATACAATGGCGCCAATGTTCAAATTGGTACTCTTGGTATCAACCAATCTTTTGGCGGTTTATTTGAGCCAGTATTTCACCCGACATATCAATACGCGTGGCAAACCATGATGGTGTACGATTGCTCGTCACCTTTTACGCTCTCATATGAGTTTGTTGTACGATCGTCAGATGATGGAACCACTAGCAGTGAATTGTCGGGTACATTTCAATGATACGCAGCCATAATGATTTAATAAAAATGTTGCGCAAGGTGCTTATTGATATTGATGAGTTAAAAACATCTCAACCAGTCGGCACAAACCAGATTGTCGTAAAGCCATATGACACTGGCGCAGCGTATGACGCGCAGTATACTATCACAGCGCCATTTCAGAGCGTCGGGTCATCATTCAAACTATTACGCATTACAGTGACGCCAGAAGAGCTTACCGATAACAATATTCTTTTGTCGGAGGTAATACCCGAATTGAAATACACCAATGGTGTGCGCATATCAAATTGGGGCGGCTCGAGTGGCACTGGCTATGGTATCAGCCCAATAACCGACCCGAATGACTTGACCAAAAACACATACTTACTATTTATCGTGGCGCCGACAGGCACTATAATGCGACTCAAGACTTATATAGTCGCAAATGCAAAAGTAACATTTATGGTTGAGGATTTAATATAATGCCACCTCGAGCAAATAACAGCATTACCATGATGGTCGCACAAGCGCAGCAGAAAATGCGCGAGCTAAAAGAGTTGCAGTTTTTTGGTGGCGACTCACTGACATTGCGCCGATGGAGTCAAGACGCAATATTACCACTCGACGGTGTATCTCATTGTTGGCGCGTCGTTATTACACCAGATGACCCAGCAACCATGATGCCATTTAGCGCAATCATGAAACCAGCAAATGCGACCTCGTTTATTAGCGGTCAAGTCGAGGCGGTCCATCGTACAGATGACGCTTTTGAATATTTATTTATATTTAATGCTGAATATGCCGGTCCAGTACAAACCGCTAGAATGATAATCGAATACAGTGGCAAGGCAACATTTAGCGTCACTCAAATAGGGTAGTTATGAATATAGACGAAACAATACCAAAGAAACCAAGACGATCATTGCCAAATGGTGAGGTATGGAACCAAGCCGCGTGGAAAGATGCAAGACGTCGCGCTATTGCCAGCAAAGACCCACATTGCGCAGCGTGCCATTTATTTATTGATGTCACATTACCGATGAATGACGAGCAGGGCAAACGCAATCTTATGTCAGTTGAAGTCGACCATATTATACCGACATCTCGAGGCGGTCCAATGTATGCGCAAGAAAACTTACAGCTCATGCATGTGCGATGTAATAGGCAAAAAGGCGCAAAAATGACGTCAGACTATGAGGGTTTGCAAACCGCAAACCCAGTACCCTTGTCAAACTCTTGGTAATTTGATATGGCTTATGCTCAGTGCTATAATTGAAAGTGTATAAAATAATTACTCATCGAAAAGGAGTTTTAAAATTATGGGCTGGCGATTAGCAAACAGTTTAGTACGATTACGAGATCAAGTTAATGCGGCATATCCAAACCGCGCAAAGGCGAGCGACGGCACTATCGGTGACGCAGCGCACGCATCTGGTGCATCTGACCACAACCCGAATGGGGCTGGCGTCGTTTGTGCAATGGATATTACCAACAGCCCACAAACTGGCTTTGACGTTCACGCATTAGCAGATCGCTTGCGTGTCAACCGTCACCCAGACCTCAAATACATCATCAGCAATCGTCGCATTGCAGGTGCATGGACTGGCTGGGCTTGGGCGCCATACAACGGTAGCAACCCACACAGCCAACACGCTCACTTTTCAGTTGGTCGTGGCAATGATGGTCAAAGTACGCCACCATACGACGACACAAACGATTGGGCTATCGGTGGCAGCGTAGCACCACCAGCTGGCGGTAAATCAAACGAACAAGTTGCAAGTGAAGTGCTTGCAGGTCAATGGGGCAACGGCGACGACCGTAAAGCAAAGCTCGCGGCAGCTGGCTATAACTTTGATGTTATCCAGTCAATCGTAAATAGTCGACTTGGTGGCGGTGGCGCAGCGCCTCGCAAATCAAACGATGTGGTTGCACAAGAAGTTATCGCAGGGGCTTGGGGCAACGGTCAAGACCGCGTAAACGCTCTCGCAGCGGCAGGTTACGACTACAATGCAGTACAAGCCATTGTGAACGGTAAAGTCGCACCAGCGGCACCATCACGGCTCTCAAATGAGCAAGTAGCATCGCAAGTGATTGCAGGTGCATGGGGCAACGGCGACGAACGCCGAAACCGACTGACACAGGCTGGCTATGATTACAACGCGGTCCAAGCGATTGTAAACGGCGCAGTTGGTGTCGGGCAAACAACCAAGTCAAATGATCAAGTAGCAAATGAGATCATTGCTGGTCAAGGTAGTTGGGGTAATAACCCACAACGAGCCGACAAGTTACGCGCAGCTGGCTTTGACCCAAATGCCGTGCAACAATTAGTAAACCGTAAATTAGGATATTAAAACCGTGGCAAGTTTTAACTATAAGTACAAGCACGACAAAGATAGCGGCGATGGCGTAATCATCGCCAACACCGCTGAAGATGCGAAAAAAGAAATCACCGAGGGTTTAAAATCTGTCGCCAAAAAGGGTAGTATTAAAAACCTTGAGGTAAAAGTTACCAAAGTAAAGGAGGAAAAAGAAAGTGTTTGAAATATTAGCAGTAGCATCAGCGCCAGTGGTTACCTTTTCAATTGACCCAGCGCTCGTCATCCAATTAGTATTAAGTACGTTCATGCCTCTATTAGTCGGCTTGGTTACCACTCGTGTTACATCGGGTGCAATCAAAGCTTGGCTCTTGGCGGCGTTTACGCTCGTCACATCAGTGCTGACAGGCATTGGTGATGCGATTGCCACTGGCACAGCCTTTGACGTAGGGCTTGCGCTCATACTGTTCATACCAGCATTTGTGGTATCGGTATCGACATACTATGGACTATGGAAACCAACAGGTGTGGGTGGTGCGGTCCAAGACATCGGCGCGAATAAATAATTTATTCAATACCCAAAAAGCCCCTCTCGCAATGGGGCTTTTTTTGTTGGGCTATCTGTTTGTTTTAATTGGTTTGTGCATCCATTATACCACTGATTGAGCAAATACGCTTATGGTGTTATAATTGCCACATACCGCACACACGAGAACTCACTCGGTTAAGAAAGGAAAAACGGCGATGTCAAAGAAAGATGTATCGGTTGAGATTAAGATTGTCAAACTCGACGACTTAATACAAAACGAAATCAACCCACGCAAAATCAAGCGCAAGGAATATGAAGAGCTGAAAAAATCACTGCTCGAGTTTCCTGATATGAAGAAATTGCGCGAAATAATTATCGATGAAAAGATGATTATTTTGGCAGGTCACCAGCGTGTATATGCGCTCAAAGACTTGGGGTACGAAGATGTCGAAGTTAAACAGGTGCATAATCTTACAGAGGCGCAAAAGCGTCGTTTCATAGCACTTGACAATGACCACTCTGGTGATTGGGATTACGATATTATTGCAAACGTATGGGATACAAACGAACTCAAAGAGTGGGGTATCAAATCAATCAAATTGCCATCGATGGGCGGTGACCCAGCCGACAAAGAAGAGGTGCAGTTTGATGCAACAAAAACTAAAGATGTGGAATGTCCAAATTGCGGTTTTCACTTTGACCCCAAAGAAAAATAAGCGTTGCTCATATGCCGATTAAAATTAAGCTGGGTGACGAGATCGAAGATGTAACTACTCATCAAGTGGGTATTGCTCTTGGTTTTGCCACCTATCTTAATGGCGCCAAATACTGGATATTACAGCCGTATGTGATGGAGGATAACATCGCACCGCGTGAGCAATTTATACCAGAGGCATATATCAAACGGCGTGGTGATGGCGTTTATGTGACACCCAAGCCACCTATGGGCTTTCATGCTCGAGATGTTGAGAGGCGATAAATATGGTTGCCAAGAAATCAGCGTCGACGACAAAGGCAGAAAACCAGAAAAGTAAACCTGAAAAGGTCACCGCACCAAAAAAGGCGAAATCTGTAAAACTGGATAAAGAACCGAGTAAAAAAGTTGTTCAGAAAAAAAAGACGACTCGTAAAAAAGCGGCGCCAAAAAAACCAGTCATCACACCCCAGATGTTTGATGAGTATTTTGTTAAAATGTCACAAGACAAGTTTAAAGAGCTGTCGCAACTATGGAATGAGGAACGCTTAAAAATCAAAATACCAAAGCTCGATGGTTACGATCAGTGGCTCAACTATTTCAAAACGCTCACACCAAATGCTATCAAACAGCTGGCGGTCACTGGTCTTGATTTCTTGCCGACTGAGGCGTATACAGCGCTTGCGTGGTGGCACGACGTCATTGCATCGCCATACCGAATGGATAAAGTACACAAGGCTGGTTTGACGACAGCAACCAACGATGCCAAGCCAAAAGAAACAATTGGTCAGCTTGCAGCGAAAAATGACCGCTTAGGCGTTTTGAAAGCCATACGCGATAGTCTAGCCGCAAAACTCGACAAAGGCGCTGGTAACCGCGATACGGCATCTCTGGCGCAACAAATGACGGAAGTGATGACGCAGATTGCAGACTTTGAAAAGCGGCAGGGTCCAAAGAAAGAAACCAAGCTCGGTCAATTGCTTGGTGAGTATGATGCGAGCCGGTCCAAAGCGAACACTGGCAAATCAACTGGCTCTCGCAAAACAAGCTTTAAAACACGCGTCACTATTGACGATACAAAGAAAGTAGCATAATGGCACGACGATACGGAAACCAAGACCCACGCATCGACATTTACAATAATGGTGATATTGAACTTGCCGATAAAACAATTGAGCTTTGTGAGGCGTATGGCATTAAGCTATTGCCGTGGCAACGAAACATATTGTATCGATGGATGGCGACCGATGAGTTTGAGAAATGGGTAAACCCAGAGTGTGGTTTATCAGTGCCTCGACAAAACGGAAAGTCTGAGCTGATTATTGTACGCATCATTGGTGGCATGGTGTTTTTGGGTGAGGCGCTAGTCTATACCGCTCAATCTGACAATACCGTAAAAGAAATCAAACGTCGTGTAATGCGCTTTTTCTATGATGCCGATGAAGAGTTGCGCGACATGCTTACCGATGAGTTTGATAACGAGCCAAAGTCACTCGACTATGTTGAATTGCGTAATCGGGGTCGATGCGTATTTCGTACCCGAACGCGTACCAACGGCTTGGGTAGCACAAACGATACATTGATTATTGACGAGGCGCAAGAAGAAACCGACGCGCAGCAAGAGGCACTGTTACCAACACTCGCATCTGGTAAAAGCCAAAACCACCAAACGATACGAGCTGGTACACCACCAACAGCTGGCTCGGCTGGTACCGTATGGACGCGCACACGCAACAGTGTACTCACTGGCAAGGCTGAAAGCTATTGCTGGCAAGAGTGGTCGGTTGAGGCAATCACTGACGTTACAGATGAAGAGTCGTGGTATTTCACCAACCCATCGCTTGGTTATTTCTTGATGATTAGTGCGGTCCGTAATGAGTCGGCAACGATGGCAACCGACAGCTTTAATAAAATGCGCCTTGGTTGGTATGCAGGTGTTGAGAGCTTGCGAGCGATTAGCGATGACCAATGGTTGCCTTTGGCTGTTGAGAGCGTGCAGGTGCCACCAGAGCCAAACATTGTGTATGCCATCAAGTTTGCGCCTGATCGATCAGCTGTATCACTTGCCGTGGGTGTGCTAATGCCTGATGCGAGAGTGCATGTCGAGATTATTGAACGGCGCCAAATGAACGCTGGTATTTCGTGGCTATCGATGTGGCTTATAGAGCGATGGCGCAAATGCAATAAAATCATTATCGATGGCGCGGCTGGTACGCAATTGCTAGTCGAAGAGCTTACACGGTCCGACCCAAAAATCAGCAAAAAGATATTGACGCCAAATGTTAAAGAGGCTGGCGCAGCATACTCATCATTTCAAACAGCAATTGAGCAACGGCTACTCACGCACTTTAATCAGCCAGCACTCAACGTGTCGGTAAAGACAGTCAAAAAGCGTGACATCGGGCGCGACGGCATGTTTGGGTATGCGGCAATGAATAATGACATCCAAAGCGACCCGACTGAGGCGGCGGCATTTGCGTATTATGGCGCGGTGCGTTTCAAGAAAGATAAGTCAAACTCTAGTAGTACGCAAAGGATAATGGTATAGTTAAAGGTAGCCTGATAGGGGTAAAATCCTGATAGGTCAGAAACTCCATTTCGACTAATAAACCTCACGGCGCTGTGAGGTTTTTAGTTTGCGAACAAATAACTTATTCAGGTGCTAGGGTATTGACAAAAAGTGGCTTGTGTGCTATTATGTATACATAACCAACGAAAGGTTAAAACAAATATGAATACAATGAAAATATACCGCGACGGCAAGTACGACATCAAAGCAAATATCGCTCTCAAAATACGAATTAAAGCACCAATCATTTTGCAAAAGCTCGACGACGGTTTCAACAAATTATACGAATACTAGAAAAGCCCCCAGCAATGGGGGTCTTTCATTTACAGAGGTCAGAGCCAACATTTACATACTATATAGATTGTTTCAGTGAAACAGATTTACATACTATATAGATACGAACCAATAAAAATGGTGTTTTGCACGCGTTATGCACAGGTTTTTGCACAGTTAGCGTAAACACAATTGCACGCCACCAATTTTGTGTGATATATTTAACTCACGACCAAAAAAGACAAAAACGAAATGGAGGGTCAATGTCTTTTAGTATTACTGAACAGCGCCAACAAACCATGCTCAAACGTATCGGTACAGATGCGGCAGAGCTTATCGATAACATCGCATATTTGCCATTTTTTCGCTCGGTCCAAATCAAACTTGAGAAAGCTGGACGCGCCGACGAATGGGGGCGAATGATAGAGGTGGCAAACACTAAAACGCATAAGAAACAATACTTTGCAAAGCTCTGTAAAATGGTGCGTGATGGCACTTACCGCTTTGTTGAAAAGGCTGTTGAAGTGGCAAAAGAAACCGCTTTGTTTATTGCCGATAAAATCGTGCGTTTCAAGTTTGGCAAGTATCAACCGTTTTATGTGCGCAAAGCTGATGCCTTTATAAAAGCAAATGGTATGGCTGGCTTTATTGAATTGATTGAATTGGCTGAACGGAAAAAGCTATCGCAAAAATACGTTGCGAAATCGTTGATAAACGGAAAATCGCCGTCGAAATATTACCAAGAAAATATTAAAGGTGTGACAGCATGAGCGAGTTGCGAATATTCAGCACGTTCACTGGCATAGGAGGGTTTGAAATTGGCATCGAAAACGCAATACATGCTCTTGCAGGACGTCAGGGGCTTGAAGAAAAAGCAGAACGGCAAAGGCTGGAAACATCCGACGATCAGCTACACAGTCGACACATTAGCAACGCAAGGTTTGTTGGTTATTCCGAAATCGATGAGCCAGCAATATCAGTTTACGAAAAACATTTCAAGGGGGTCAAAAACTATGGTGACATCACAAAAATCAATACCGACGAATTACCCGAGTTCGATTGCCTCGTCGGCGGCTTTCCTTGCCAAGCATTTTCTATCGCTGGTCGACGCCGAGGGTTTGAAGACACCAGAGGCACGTTATTCTTTGAGCTTGCGCGAATATTGCGAGCAAAACGACCTCGACTTTTCGTCTTTGAAAATGTTAAAGGACTGCTCAATCATGACGGTGGGCGCACTTTCACAACCATCATCGCCGCAATTACAGAATTGGGGTATGACGCACAATGGCAAGTTGTTAACAGCAAAGATTTTGGGGTCCCGCAAAACCGAGAGCGAATTATCATTGTTGGACATCTTGGAGGCACACCCCGACCGCAAGTATTTCCTATCGACGGCGCAAAAGGAAAAGGTATTACGCGGCTCAACCGATCGAGTCTATGACCCAAGCGGAGCCAGCCCAGCCATCAGCACTATGCAAGGTGGAGGGCGTCAGCCATACATCAAAGTTGCGGAGGCTACTAAACAAGGTTATGCGACGGCGATAGCTGGTCAGTCAATCGATTTAAAACACCCCAATAGTAAAACTCGTCGCGGTCGCGTTTCCGATATTGCACCGACGATTGATACATCACCGCAAGTGCATACGCTCACGGTCGGCATGGAGATACGAAAGCTCACCCCACTCGAGTGCGGCGATTACAGGCTTTCCCAGATGATTGGACTAAATACGATGTGATGGGTAACCGTGTCAGCGACAGCCAACGATACAAGATGTGTGGCAATGCAATCACAACAAATGTCGTACAAGCAGTCTTTGAAAGGCTACTCGAAAGTGAATGATACAGCCGAAAATATAGAGGCGCCGACCGTCGAGCAAGAGGTGTTTGATGACCGCTGGTGTTGCGCAATGTGCCGAGATGCTGAGCGCATATGTGACTTTCACCAGAGCATGGAAGATGACGGCTACAAACCACCATTGAACTTTAGCAATCTATTGTAATACAATACGATTAGCGAATACGCAAAAACTAAAAAAGTCAAACGAAATGGAGGGCTAAAGTGCAAACACTATTAAATATACTCATCAAATTACGGGTTATGCATCGCTATTATTGCGACTGTAATTTCAAAACAAACGACCGCTCGAAAATGTTGGCGCACATACGAAATCACTCGCCACTCTTAAAAATTGATCACGCTACTGCTAAAATTATGTAATGAGATCTAACCGTGGGCTAAACAAGATTAACCAGTATGGTTATCGAGGGCAGAAAAAACCAAAGCACACGCACACTTTTCAAAAAGCTCGCGTGGTGGTCACTCTGTATGACGGCTCACAGTTCACCGACAATTACATGCGCGTTGAGGGTCGCAATCACATCTTTAAAGAGCGTGGGCGCGTTAAATCGTCAACCATTCATCAAATGACATTGCTATCAAAAAGTACCGAGATACAGCGTAAAATCGAAGAGATCGAGAAAGGCAAATCAACATGGGTGAGGTCATCCACATTAAAGAATACCTAGAGCGTAAAGCCGGTCCGACTCGTGAAGATGTCACAAAGCGGCTTGCCGACATCGCATTGCAGCAATTATTGCTTGCCTCAGAGCGCATCAGATTACAAGGGCAACTCGAGCAGTTTAACAGGGGTGACTAAAAATCACCCTATTTTATTGTTGACATGCGGTGGGGGGCATAATATAATCATAAGTACAGTACAAATGCATTAAACGAAATGGAGATCATAAATGCAAAAACACACTCAAACCAACACCAATATGCGTGGTCACCTATGACGGCGCATAACCCACCAAAAGGCATATTGCGCAAACCGATGCGCAGCAAAATAATCAAAACAAAAAAGTTCAAACGAGGCAAAAATGAAAACCACCACCAAAAGCAGCACATTAACAATTAGCGTATGCATCGTTATAACAGCCCTCTCAGTGGCTTTCGCCATTGGAGAGCGTACCAATGCACAAATGGACGTATACGCCGCTCAAAACGATTGTGAGTGGGTATACCAAGGCACATGGTACGGCGATGATAGAGATTACATTTGTAAATAAAGAAAGAGGGTACATGAGAAACATTTTTAGCGGAAAACCAAAGCAAGCGCCAATCACAGAAAATGATTTGATATTTGAAGATGAGCCAGTTGATGCCAAAGATGCATACAACGACACGCTCAATTACCTAGTCAGTTTGACCGACGACGAGTATGAAAAAATGCTCAAGTGCGCAAAGATTTACCGCGAGGCTGATAAAAAAGTTGCGGCGGTGATGGAAGTAAAAGCGCCAAATGGCGGTGACGTAATCGAGGTCCGAGTCGTACCAAAACCAGCCGATGATGATTTCATCGTAACTGACGACCAGAAAGGAAAAACACCCAATGTTGCAAAAACTAAATAGCTGGTGGTCACTTGAGTGGCAACGAGCAAAAATCACATGGAACCTCGATCGATGAAATATCGATTTATAGGTGCAGATGGCAGTATGGGCTATCGAACAGGTAAGATTTATCGTGGCACACTTGAAACAAAATCAAGCGTCGATGGCACTGTACTTTTTGTCACTGGCGTATTTCCGTTCAACATATTCTTTCGCAGCTATGCAATACCATACGCATCAGTCGAAAAGTTTTACGAGAATTGGGAGGCGGTGAAATGATACAAGGCTTAACAATCAAAGCTGGCACACATCCAATGAGCGCAAAGTTTATGGTTGGTGATAAAGAGCTAATGGTCATGGGTGCCGACATCCGTATGCGCCCAGATGAGGTAATCACAGCCACTATCGAAGTACCAATCGAACACATCGACGTTGAGCTGATGACAAGCGGTGTGACGATTGAGCCATACGCTGATCATATACATGAGTTTCAAGATGATACAGAACCCAATTTGAGGTGGCGTAAAAAATCATGAAACCATACACCGACGTATTTAAAAAGCCCCTCGATAAAAAAGAGGTTGCGACGGTGGTTATGGTAGTAATCATGCAAAAGACAACATCAGTAATTGAAGTCCAGCGGTGCATCAACATCGGCGCTGGCAAACTTAATAAAATATTTCAGTTGCTCGAGGATGCTGGTGTCATATCATCAGAGCCACGATCAATCTTATTAAATCGAGTCGACGCCGCAACAAATGCAGCATTTCGACAATTAAAGAAAGGTAAAAAGTAAACTATGGAATGGCAATTATTTTGGCAAATTGTAGCATTGATGTTTTTTGCAGCAATGCTCGTAATCGCTGTCGCTGGCAGTATCAGGGGTAAAAAGTGATGCACGCTTTAGTTGGTCCACGCCAGAGCGGTAAAACAACCGAGCTGATTAAGTTGGCAAGCACATACGGTGGTTACATCGTTTGTCGTAGTAGGCAAATGGCTGGCGAAATTAGCAACATGGCACACAAAATGGAGTTGCGTATCGCATTTCCGATTACTTATGAAGAGTTTATCGAAAAACGCTATTACGGCAAAAATATCAGCAAGTTTTATATCGATGACGCTGACGCATTATTGCAATCAATGACAGCCGTACCGATAGACGCAGTAACAATCACAGGGGCTACAAAATAATGGCTGGTATAGCTGGAAAAGTCGTACACGGTAATGGCTTGGTAGCACTGGTGTTCAAGGTAAAAGGCAAGCTATATGCTCACACCGAAGAGAATGGCGAAATCATCGATCAATATTTACATACTGGCGATGCAACCGTACTCGATCAATTGAGCAATGAGGTACCATTCTAATGATCAATTTACTAGAGGCACACGAAGAGCTTGCAAAAACATATGCTCGCACTATCGACCACGCCGCATTTAAGTACATTGACAATCAAATCAACTGGCTCAAAGAGCAGGGTAAAAACCCCGAAGATTACGAGCTTGCAATGGTATCTAAAAAACATGTCGATGACCCATTTAGTACCGAGTGGAGCTTACGCATCCGCAAAATCGGTGAGAAAGGAATTGTTGACTAATGACAGCACGAGATGCAGTATGGCGCGATTTCGTCGATGAACGTATCGAAGAGATCGCCAAGCACAATCAGTACATTACCAGCGATATGATCATTGGCGACCTAGAGCGTCATGGCAAGGGTTTATCAAATTACTCGCCGCTCGGTCCAGCATTGCAAGCAGCGCAGCGCAAAGGCATCATTGAGAGGCAACCAACAACGCGCAAATCAAAGCGACCATCAACCGTATGGATAAGCAAGATTTACAAGGGCGCAGATTTCAATGGGGGCAATCGAGGATGAGAGATTTTTCACTTGACAAGCCAGAAAATTACTCGCCGCGAGATTTAGCAACCTATCTCGTTGAATATGAGTTTTCAAACCCAGCCGCGAGATTTAAAACACACCAAGAGCTGATTGCCTATTACACACATGTACTAGAAAAGCGCGAGTCGGTAATCATCTTGCAAGCAAAGGCTGATGAAAACGATTACCACTGGCACCATCAAAAAGCAATCGAACAAGCGGCGAAAACTGGCATCTCGGGCTATTTCCTAGATCGCAAAGACGTACTCACCGCTGAAAGAGCAAAGTTGCTATCATGATCGTGATTGATTGGGTGCCAAACGGTCAAGGCGGTTTCTTTGCAAACGTACTACTCGACCCAGCCACAAGCGAGCGATGGGTATGGAACGGCAAAGACGATAAATACGATTTGCTCGAGGCGCCAGAGTAATGGCTGGCAACAGTACCATCAAACCAAAGCCTTGCAGCGTATGCGGCTCGATATGGCACAGTGCGATGTATCACAACCCTCGCAAACCAATCGCCGTCAGAAAGCCGTTACAGCGCTCTAAAAAGCCAATACGGTATGAGAGCCAGAAAAATCAGACAAAGCGCCTAGCAACGCGTGAGGCATGGTTTGAGGCTAACCCACCAGACAAAGATGGTTATTGGTACTGTTACATTTCAAAACATCCGCTCTGTCCGAAAAAGCTGACCATCGATACGGTCCAGCTCGAGCATAATTTAAGCAAAGTGCGGCGCAAAGATTTGCGGTTTGACATAACCAACATTTTCCCAGCGTGTGAGCATGATAACAAAGCAAAAGGTAGCCTATCGGCAAAGGAGTATATGGCACTATGAGTGAATATCAAGACACAGAAAAGTTGCTCGATGAGCTTATGGCTCTCGATAACTACAAACTCACTGAGGCAATTGAGAAGCTGACGAGTCGGCAAATACAGCTGTTAAGTTGGAAATTGCCATATTTAAATAGCAAAGTCCGAATACTCACAAAGCAAGTAAAAGCCGCTCACATTGAACGCTCGACCAATTATGACAAATTGATTAAAGAGGCTCGGAAACGCTTTACTGACCTCGACATCGACATACTTGAAATGCTGAACAATGACGAAATGTCATGGTACGCTCGAGGCATACACAGCCATGTGGTTGAACACACCGAAATAAAATACACTCTCGGTGATGTACGCAAGCGCTTGAGCCTATTAAAGCGCCGTGGGTTGGTTGAAGTTATCAGCGGTCTTATGGATGAAGAGGATGGCATGTTAGCTGGCTCTGGTTACAGCGCTGTATACAAGCAGCAAAGCAATATTGAAAAAATAATCGCTAGTTACAAAGGCGAAAACGACACAAAGGAATTATTATAATGTTGGTATCAAAATCACTACTCTCGACAATCGCAACAGCCAGTAAAGACGACACACGCCCATTGCTCACATGCATACGCGTTTACAAAGAAGATGACAAAATCGTATCGGTCGCCACTGATGGCTATATCTTATCTGAGGTCATTGAAAGCACCCCAAGCACCGATGATTTCCCAGAGTTGCCATTTGTAAAAACTGACGACACGCCAGAGTCAATACTCATACCAGCCGAAACAGCAAAAAAGATGATTGGCTCAATCAAAAAGAATGACAGTGGCTTGCCGATATTGAGTTACGCGCAGCTGACCAAAGATACAATCGTCACCACCGATCTCGAACAAACAACCGCGTTGCATTTCCGCTCACCAGAGGGCAATTACCAAGAGTACCGCAAGCTTGTCGAACTCGATGAAGAGAAAGCGAAAACGTACAAAAAAGCAACCATCAACCCGAAATACTTAAAGCAAGTGCTGGCGCTATTTAAGGATGATTACAGCGTCGAGTTGAGCATATCCGAAGATAAGTTTGCACCAGTGTTCATCCGGTCCGAAAGCAATGGCGTTAAAAAGATGGCTGTAATCATGCCACTGAAAGGCTGAAATGATATACACAAAACACATTGATTTTCGCATTGCACTCGTTGAAACATGTGACCGCATTGCAAAAAGTCAATATCGATTTACGCCATTTCTAGTGGTCCAGTACGTCGGTCGTCAAAAAGCATATTACATATTTAGTAAAAGGGTAAAGGGGTAATCATGGCAAAGGCAAAACTAGGCACATATCAAGTTACGTTTCAAGATGATGTGAAAATCATTGTCGGCAACAATTACAAGTCATGGCTCACCCACGCAACCGAGTATGCCAGCTGGCGCTTTGGTCGATGGGGCAAAGGTACTATGAGCCGCGAAGAGATTGCCGATCACGTTAAAAGTGTTGAATACAGCGACGTCGCATTTGTCGATGATGGTGGGCTGAAATACGCATCACCAGAGGCATACCAAGAAGTTATTGATGACGAAACCAAGAAAGACGGCAAGTACCGCACCTCATACGCATTACTCAAAGATGAGTTTGTTGCATCACCGCAATTACTCGCTCAATTAAGAAAAGAATTAAGGAGATTATAGTATGCCAGAAGTAACACCCCCACCAGCCGTACCAGAAAAAGGCGGTTTGACACAACAACAAAAAATCGTTGCCGAGATGTGCAGCAACCCCGACAAACAATGGTGGTTGCCAAAAGACTTTATGCAGGGCGGTCAATTCTTTGTCGGCTATGAGGCAAGCGCTCGACTGAGTGAATTGCAAAGCGAAAACCCCGACATGTTTGAGAGCCAGCGCAATGGTCGTTTCATTGAGCGCCGCATCGTATTTGAAAACATCGATGAGTGGCTACCAAAAGCAAAAACTTTAAAGTCGGTTGTCGGCACATATTACAAGGTAGGTTAGTATGAAACAAGAAGAGTACGAAAAACTTTGGGGTAAGAAAACAATGCAAGAGGCGTTGCAAGATGCCATTGCCAAGGCTCACACAGGGTACAGTTACGCGAAACTGGTATCGATGGTGCAAGATGAAGAGAATGACGATGGGCTTGAGGCTGACGAGGTAAAAGACGTTGATAAGCTCACAAACCTCATTGGTCACATGTTTGAATACTATGGAGTCAAACGGCTTGGTGAGGGCTTTGACAAGCTCGAGTTTGCATCACAAATGTACATCGCTGGTGGCATCATACATCGCTTTACAGCTGGTTTGCCAGAGGGTGCAGGGTTTGCCGAGGTAAAGATGGAAAATAGCGACTGGCAAGCTCTATTGGTCCGTAAAGACTCAGATTACCAGCCCGAGGTTGATGCTCTAATCAAAGCGACTGAGGAATAACGATATGAAAAGGCTTGAGCAATTTATACACAACATCCGCAATCGCTATTACAAGCATTTGGGCTATCTGTACGACCACGGCAAACGAATGTGGTATCGCACTCGATCAGTCTGTTGCAACGCGACAGTGCATGGCGTGACGATGTACAACGGCAAACCAATATCAAAGCCATTCACGCAGTATAATGATAAGCAACGCCCAAACATTTATTACCGCGACTGGTGTGATGAGTGCCAAAGGCAATGTCAAACAGTTATGGAGGTAAAAACATAATGATGGGCGCACCACAAATAATCGATATTCAATACGATGGTAAAAGACACTGGTTTAAAGTCTGGCGATATGCAACTGAACAAGATTTGTATTCAGCACTGCGTAGTGATCACATCAAACCAGAAACCGACACTATCGCATATACTGACTGTTACCCAGCCGTCGTGAATGGAAAAGAAAACGAAGAGGCTGGGCGCATGTACTTTTTGGATAAGACGGTCGATACTTTTGCTCATGAGGCTACACACATGGCGCTTGGCATCATTGCACGGCACGGTCATAAAAGCATCGTTGCAACAATTGATGAAGAGCCAGAGTTATCGCATGATTTGTGTTATCTCATTGGTCAAATCACCTCAGAGTTGTATAGCAAGTCAAAAGCGTTCTAAAAAGCTAATGTCGTAAAATAAATAGTGCGGCACTCGACAGTGGTGGCGAGTAATGAAGAAATAGGTATCACGCCTGTCGCACTATCATAGAGATGAGAGCCTTTATGGATGTGGAGAGCGCCCCAGAAATGGGGCGTTTTATGTTATTATTGCATTAGCACTTTAACACCGCAGGAATTAGTTGGAGTATAGTATCGTGAGTATGGATAAATATTACTTATTGTTTCAAAACGATAAGAGCGTAAGAGAGTTAGTTGAAATCCCTTTAAAGGATAGAGTACAGTTGATCGGTGTTAGTAGATATACTGACTTTGATGAAAGTTTGCCAGACGATGCAGCTGGTCGGAGAGGTCACCAATTTAATGGTGCATATCCCCTTTTGCATGATGGTAATTTCAATGCACTATATGGCAAGATGATGCAGTTGTGTGACGCTATGATTAGCGACACTGAACAACGTGGCGCTTTCAAGTCATTAGTAAAAGAAAACTTGAGTGATTGGTACGGTAAGGAAACTGGCTACACATTCAAGATGACAGAGCAATTAGCAAAAATTAAATAATTAAATATGCGGTGAAGTGTCAAAGCCCCTTGTAAAATAGGGGCTTTTTATATTTCCGTTATTGTGCCGGTCCAGTCAACATCATTTGCAATCATATTGCGAGCAACGCGCTTGCCTTGTGGTAAATCATCACGCCCCTCGATCAATGAGCCTATATCGTCATCATGGTCGACTAAAGAGGGGTTTGTATATAGCACCTTTGTCATGTTGCCAAAATAAAACTTGCCGATGCGTGTGTCGTATGGGTCATCGTCGGTATCACAAAACTCGAGCAATGGCTCTATGTGTTCAGTCGGCAATGCGATGGCAACGCCCCAAAATAGCAAGTAACCACTCAACCAAGAGCCATCTTTTGCAGTTGCAACGGCTTTGGTCACTCGATCATTGAATGGTCGCACCGTGCCAGTGTAAAGCGATACACATGTTCTAATTGGCGCCGCTGTCAGTGCTTTCTCAAGGTTGGTGAAAAAGTGTTCATTGATTATTGCATCATCTTGTAGTACGACATGCACATCAGCCTTGCCGATGCCATAAGCAAGCGCCCGACGACCTGTATGCCACTCGCTATTTTGTTGGTCCCAAATGATGTGAGGCGCAACAAATGGATATTGAACAACTTTATTGTACAGAGCGATTGCTTGAATGGTCCGATCAGGGTGTGCCATTATTGCGATTGATATTTTCATAACTTACCTATTGCCTCGAGCAAATCATCTTGTATCTCATTAAGCGGTTTCACAAAGGCGGTTTTATAGTCCATCCATTTCCAATTGCCACTAATAACGTCATCTCGAGCAATGCGCATATTTGGTATGCCATACGAGTCGGCTATGATTAAACCGTGCAATGAGCTTGAAAGAATGACCCGACAGCTCGATATTTTCTTAATGACTGTTTCTGGTGGCTCTGTTGCGTCGATTACGATGTCAGCGAATGGGTAATCATCTTTGTCGACATAGTGCCGCACAACGCCTATATTGTGGCGTGCTGGTGATTTGGTCCATATACGAGATGCCAATAAACCGAGATCACCCAATACGGCATTGCTCTTGAGGTTGTTTTGAGTAAGCTGACCACGCACAGCGAGTGTATAAAAATTGTGTTCACTATCATGGGTATAGCCAGAGCCAGCACCCAATACTTTCACATTTGGGTTTTGAGTTTCAGCTATATCGAGTATAGTGCCGATAATAACAACGTCGGCTTTAGGTAATGCAACACGGCGCACTTTATAGCCCAGCTTGGTCAGTATAAGCGCACCCAGCTCATCGCCAAAGTTATATGGCTTTTTGTTGGTACGCCACCACCATGCATTGATTGTTTTATTTGTGTCTGAACCAAGCATCAGTAACCGCCTCATATTTCTTAAATAGTGATGTTATATGGCGCCCATATTCAATGCGGTCAACG